TCTATGCTGCGGGCATCACCGCTTCCTTCCGCTTCTTTCAGCGTTTGCTTGGCACGGGCCAGCTCTTCGGTCGCCTCGATTTCCCGCTGCTGCGCGGCCATGTAGCCCCGCATGGCGTTTTGATAAGAGACGAGGTCGTCGTTGATTTGCCGGAAAATCTCCCCGTTCCACATCGTCTCCGACTGTTGCAGGCTGGAAATCAAGCCATACAGGGCTTCCATTTCGTCGACGTCGGCGGAGGTTTGGAACTCCGGGCTTCGGGCGATCGTTTTCAGCCGGTCGATGGTCGGCTGCACCTGTTCGCGGAACATCACCCCGAAATTGCCGAATACGTTTCCCCAGTCGATTTGCTGCCGGATCGCCGACAGTTCCAGCCGGTTGACGGCCGAGTCCCGCTCTTTTTCGAGCGAGAGCCGTTCGCCTTCCGATTGTGCCCGTCGTATTTTCTCGGCATACTCCTCGGCGATGGCCAGTTTCTGCTGCTGATAGGAGCCGTACTCTTTTAGGTAGTCGCGCATGGCAACAGCCTCTTCCCGGTAAACCGCCGTGCGCTCTTTTTCTCGTGTATCTTCGGCAAGGGTATTAGCGCGGTCGATTTCGGTCTGTTGCTCCCCGGTCAGCCCGGCGGCGTTGGTGCCGGTGATGCCCGCCTTTCGGTTCAGCTCGGCCAGTTCCCGCACCTTCTTTTCGATCTCGGCTTTCTGCCGGGCATAGTCGGCGTCTATCCGAGCCAGTTTCTTCTGCGTGCCTTCCTCCTGCAAGTCGAGCCAATCCTGCTGGTTCTGTTGTTCCAGAGCCAGCAACTCGTCATTCAGTTTCTGTCGGGCCTGTTTCCGCTTTTCCTCCTCTGTCTTGGCGGTGTCGTCATCAGTCTCGATGGTCCGGTAATCGGAGAGTCCCGCTTCCTTGAAGATTCTGGTTGCCTCTTTCTGGAACCATTCGACCTCATTCAGGTAATGTTGTTTTTTATTTTCCTCCTCTTGCAGGGCTTTGTTAAAGGCTGTCTCTGCCGGATCGCTTCCATATTGGCCGATGTTGTCCCCGCCAAAAAACATGTTGAGCTTTCCGCCGGCGCCCCAGAACGGGCGGTACTCTTCCTTGCCCTTGCTGCGGATTTCGTTGGCCTTCTCGTCGGCTTCTATGGCTTTTTTAATATAGGACTGAGCCTTTGCCTGCATGAACAGGGACTCGACATAGGCATTCCCTTTTTGTATGAGTGTGTCATACCAATCGGTCAGGGACTTGTAAGTGCCGAACGTGTCGCCGTATTTCCTGTTCAACTCGTCGACCTTGTTCTTCTCCTGCTCTTTCGTGCCGATAAAGTCTCTCAACTCGCGGAGGGTGTTGTCCAGCTCGGCACGGGTGCGTATGGAAACGGCATGTCCTTCTTTCTCTACCTCGTTTTTCTCCTGCAGGGCTTTTTTCAAGGCGTCGACTCCGTCTTTGGCGCTGAACAGCCCTTTTACCCAGTCTACCAGTTCGTCGCCGTACATGACCAGCAGCATGATGCCTGTCGTCAGGGCGGTCTGCCACGAAAATAAAGAGGAAAGTATTTGTTTCCATACCGGCACGCCCTTGTCCCCGGATTTCACCAAGTTGTCGTATTCGACCCGCGCTCTTTTCACCTCGTCCGCGAAAATGGGCAGGTTGTTGGAGATGGCGAGGAAAAACATCTGGGGACCCATAGCCAGAGAGGGCATCTCCCGGGCGATCTGTTGGATACTCATGTGCAGGCCGTTGAATTGTTGCTTGGCGGCGGGCAGTTCCGGGGGGACTGTCTGTGTGGCTTCTGCGGTTGCACCCAGCTGCTTTAACCGGGATTCCAATTCGGCGATTTGCTTTTCGAGCGCTTCGATACCGGCCATGTTTTCACTCTGGTCGAGGTTCGGGGAGGCGTTTTGTCCGACCCTGCGCAATTCTTCCATTTGCTCCGTGAGTCCGGCTATGGCGGTACGCAACCTTTGGGCTTGACTGTCCATTTCCGACGATGCGGCGGTCGCCTTGCCTTTCATCTCGTCCACCTTGCGGCCGGCCTTGTCGAGAGCCCCCGACAGGCGGTCCTTCATCAATATCTCTACTTCTACCGGTTTCATTGCCATGTTATCTCTTCAAATTGCTTTGGAAAAATCCCACGATGTCGGCGGCCTCGTCCTCCGCGCTCTTCTCCTCCTGTTTCTTTCGGATATAGCGGGGCGCGTCTGCCAGCATCATAATCAAGGTCTGGAAGTTCACGCCTTCCAGTATGTACTTTACCTTCCAGCCGGTGGCATCGGCCACTTGCCAGATAAATCCGAAGGGGCTATGGGAAGGCTCGAATACCGTCTTTAACTCCCCTTGTTTCTTTGGCTCAGTCTCAGCTTCATCGGGTTCGTCCTCTCGGCTGATCTGATAATACTCGTAAAAGGGTCGGTACCCAACAGGAACACGAAGCTGCGCATGGCGGCCGAGACATACTCGGTGTCTATCCAGTTGCGCACCACCCATGCCGTTGCCCCGACCAGCAGCCGGCGGCTGATCCAGCCGCGACACAGCGTGTAGGCCACCATGCGGCTCACCTGTTTGCCGTGGGTCACCAAAAAGGCCATTTCCTCCTCCTTCGTAAACTTGTTCATCTGTTCCGCCGTCACCCCTAACGAGAGGTACACCCGGGCCAAGCGAATAAGCCCGCCCAGCCGGGGGCGGCGCATGACGACCCGCAGGCGCAGGGGTTTGCGGAACGGGAGGCGGATATCCTTCAAGGGGACGGACACGCCCCGGTCCAACAGGGCGGCCGCCCCCTCGCGCTGTATGAGGCGTGCGACTTTCTCGTCCATACGTTAATCCGATGGGGTGTCGTTGATTTCGTAAGGAGCGGTATCCGCTTCCTCCGGCTTGTTCACTTTCAGCTGGCACTCTATCTTGGAAACCTCGGTCAGCGTCAGCTTGCCTCCCAAGTTGGCCATAATGGTACCGTTGGGAATCTTCATGGTCTGACCTGAGACGAACTTGATTTCCCACGGGCCGCGAAGTTCCACCAAGTCGGTGGGAGCTTTCCAGCCGGTGTACGAC